CATACATCTTTTTTACTACGTCAAAGATTTTTTGGTGGCCTAAGTCATAGAATACTTCTGTTTTTAAGTGTCCAACAACTAATGGCAATGTTCTTTTATCCATCAATATTGCACCAAGTATGCTTTTCTCTAACTCTCTGCTCTGTGGTAGTGTTACTAATTCCATTATTTAAGGCTGATTTTAGTTGTTTGTTGTGTAGTAGGTGTAAACTGATTGCTATTTCTCTTCCATGTTCTTACTGCTGCTTTCCAATCCTTCATAGGATTTTTACCTATTAACCATCCTCTTGCTTCGTAATGGTCTATAAATTGTGAGCCATCTAAAGTAAATCCGATTTCCTTAGAATATTCATTTATTTGTTCAGCCGTAGGCCTTATAAATGTATTCTTATTGTTAGTATTATTGTTAGGTAAAGTTTTTTTACCAGTTTCGGTAAAGTTTTTTGACCGTTCAAGTAAAGTTTCTTTACCATCGGTAAACTTTTTGTAGTCGTTTAAATACTCTAAAAACAATACTGAAACTTTAAGGTGTTTAGTGGCTGGATTTTTGACTATAAGTTCTTTCTCTACCAACTTAGTGATTATGTTAAGAACGGCTTGTTTTGATAGGTCTAAATCGTTAGCCATGGTATCTTTAGACATATAGCACCAATGCGTTTCATTATTCTGCATACGCATAATCGTATCTAATACGCAGTAGTCATTACAAGACAAGCTAAAGTGCTTCCTTATAGGATGAATTATTGTTGTGTAAAATTGTGACATTATTTCGTATTAGTTAATTTAAAATTTAAAGTTAACCATGCTAAAAATGCTAAAGAAATACAAAAAAACCAATACCAGTCTTTACCTTGACTAATTATTCCAATTGATTTTTGTATTAAATATGAAAATAGTGGTATAGCCCAAATAGCTACAGATGTAATAGGTGTTGCAAATTTTCTTTTTTGTAGTTTCATAGTTTATTATTTTTTAATACGAAACACTACTAATCGATTTTGATAGGTAAATCTTTTCTTTTGTAGTGGGTTAAGTGCTTCTCGTATTGCTTGTGCGTTAATGTTGGTCTTTCTGTTTGCTGCTGCTATGGATATAAATTGCTCTTCTTCTTTGGTATCAAGGTAAATCATTCTAACCTTAATAGAGTTCTCGAATCCTCTTGGTTCTAAATCTAATCCCATTGATGATGCGTTTTAGTTCGTAAATAACGTTTGCTGTAAATAGTATTGTAAATGCTAAGGGCAATGAAATTAGTATAAACTTTACTAACTCATAGATAAATATTATCGTTTGTTTCATGTTGTAGTTTAAAAAATCCAATTGCCTATTCTTGTTTGACATTTGATACATCTTTTGCAATACCATAACTGTTCGCCAGTTTTACTTTCATAGTACAAAAAATAATCATGCCCCTTAAATAAGCATTGTAAATATGTTTTAAGTTTTTTCATAGATAAAGATTAAAATAACCACCCCAAGTTCCCTAATTACTATTTATTGTTATAAAATATTTAATATCTTGAGGTGGTATTAGTTTACTATTTGCCTTTAGGCGTTATAGGTGTTGTAGGTTTTTTGATGTCTTTATTAAGCCAGTCTAAAATTGTTTGTGCTCTATCTAATAATTTAGCATCCATTCCTTGACTTGCTGCAAACCATATTGCAAACTGCTCATTATTCATTGTTGGTTGGTTCATGTTATTTTTTTAGTGATATTTTAAATGTGGTTGTGCTATACTTAGGAGCTGGGTAAATCATTTCTCCAGTCTCTGGGTCAACCAATGGGTCTTTAATAGTTTTAAGTAATGACTCTCTTTCTTTCTGCTTAAACTTAATAGCTTCTAATTCTTGGTTCATTTTAAGCCAAGTATAATCGCCATCATAAGCATACTTTACGCCAGATTCAAACTTACTAACTTCTGCTCCTAAGACCTCTGCTTTGCCTTGTGGATGCGTAGTAAGTATATCTACTACATCTTCCTTTAAATCTGCTCTAATGCCATCTAAAAGCTGAATGATAGCCTCTGCTTTAACAAGCATCTCAAGTGGATTGTCTCCAGTCTCTCTAAAATGCTGTACGATAGTTTGCTTTAGCAACTCAATGCTAAACTTTGATGGTTCGATAGAACTAAGTTCTACTTTTGGTAATAATTCTAAACTCATAGTTTTATTTTTTGGTTAGGTTTTCTTTTTTCATGGACAATAACTTCTTTAAAGTTTCGTTACTATCAAATAATTGCTTATATCCAAAGTACAAATCAGTAAGTTGCTTTACTTTAGTACACTTAGCAATCTCCATTTTAATAGCATCAATATCAATTTCTTCTTCTTCTACAATCTCTGCTACAACTTCTTGTACTGTTTGAGAAGGTTTTTTAGGAGTGTCTACTGCAAAGTCCATTTCTTCTGCTGGTGTAGCTTCAAATCCTGCAGCTTTCATTAACCATGCAAGTAAGTTACGATACGCCTTACCGATTGCTCTTGTTTGTGCCATTGATAATATTGCATACTCATCAAATCTCTTTTTGCTATGCTCAAAGTTGCTACAGATTGCTACTCCAGTAGCTACTAACTGACCAGTATTAATATTTCGTACTTCGCACTTAGCCATGTACTTTATTTCTACTTGACCAGGTTCTGTGCCTCTTCGAGTTAAGTCCGTAGTTTCTGTGATAATCGGCATTAACCCTAAAGAAGCTCCAGCGAATTGCCATCCTTCAACATTAACGAATTGCTTTCCTTGAATGTTGCTTGACAATCCTTTTTCTTTAATAAGTTTTGCTAAATCTTTAGATAAGTTTAGCATCGAGTCTGAGTTGATTAAATCAAACCTTGGTTGATTAGTTATTTCTGTGCTCATAATTTAGTTTTTTGGTTGTGTTAATTGATTGGTTAAAATAGGATGCTTCTACTATTGGATTGTGTTCCCAATAGTTTACTAATCTACTGATTAGGTTGTAAGACTCTTGGCTGTAGTTAATCTCATGTAGAATCTTAGCTACAAATAGTTTTTTGTCTTGTTCTGATAGTTTGTGAAATGTAGAATACATAGTGTTTGTTTTTATTTGTCTGAATATAATTTTGGTATCTTAATCTTCTTTCTTACTTCTTGATATTTCTCCATATAATATGGCACTACTTCAACATCGTTTGCGAAAGTGTTTATGCCATGTAAAACCGTAGTTCTATCTCTATTAAAGTATGGGGCAATTTGGGCGGATTTTTGTTTATAGTGAACATGAAGGATATAAAAGCACATATTTCGTGCAAGTACATTCTCTCTATATCTACCTTTATTTGTAATCATAATAGGCCTTATCTTAAAAACATTAGCCGCATGATTAATTACATTGTCTACTATTGCCTTATCTACCTCATAGTTTTTTGGTTTTAGTAAAGACTTGCGTGTCATTCTAAATTTCGCTATAGTCATTGATTTGGTTTTTTAGTGCTTTTAACTTGTTTGCATAGTAAGTTTTTACTATCTCAACTGTCTCGTAATCGTGCTTCTCTAATCTTGTTTTTAATAGGTATGGTGAAAGTCCAGTGATAGCACAGATTTTTTTCATGTCTCCATGTCTCAGCATTGCTCTATAATCCGTTACTTGAATCATCTTGTAGTTGGTTGTTTTGGTTAATTAATACTTGTCCTGCTTCTGTTAATGGTCTGCAGAATAATGTGAACGCCTTATCTCCGTCTTGGAATGTTACAGTTGTTTCCTCTGTATTAGCTAACATTAATCTAATAGCTGGTTCTTGGTCATCTATCTTCTCGTTAGTCGCTGCGAATACTTGTGGCTCATTATCGCCAAATTTAAAGCACCACTCACAAGGGAAAATAGGAGTTAATGTTTTTTCTACTAATTCTACTTCTTGGTTGTCCATGTTTATTTGTTTTTGTTATAAATTTTTAAGTGTCTATCTATTCCTTGTACTGCTGCATCAAGTGAGGCGTAATAGCTATGTCTCCAGTAAAACCATTTACCATTTAGTATCATGTTATCCCATTTGATAATCATGCCTTTGTAGGTGTATTGTTTTGAGATTCTGCCGTTGCTGTTTACATAAGTAAACTCTTCTTTGATGCCTTTCTTCTTTTGTTCAAGGGATAGTTTTTGATTCATTTGTTTAGTTTGATGGGATTAGTACCTCGAACAAGACTTTCTCTTGGCTCTTAGGTTGTCCTTTTATCATGTTGCTGTATATTGAATACGCCTTATCATAATCTTTAGACATTGACCCAGAGACAATCATTCCGTCTTGTCTGGTAAAATAAAAAGTTTCGTTAAGTAAAAAGTCGAGCTCTTCGATAAATTGTAGGTTTTTCATGTTATTGGTTTTTTGGTGTTGTTGTTGTTTCTTCGTTGGTTTCTTCTTCATCTTCCCAGTCGCAGTACTCTAAGCACTCTGGACATAGGTTAATCTCTGGGTAGTTGGTATGTGCTCCACAGCAAGTAGAAAATGGCATATCTAAGGATTTTTGGTGTTTAGTTTAGATAATCGGCTGAAATAAGTTTTTGGGTCTCCTATTTTAGCTTTGCTCATGTTTGACTCATACTCCAATGGGTGTATGCAGTTTTTTGTCTCGTGACTGTAGTAGGCTTGTTCGCCTTTGTCAATTAGAATGCCAGTTATGGCACACTTCATTGGATGGGTTAAGGTAATTAATTGGTGCATTTGTTTTGGTTTAGTTTGGTAAAATTAAAGGTTTTTTGTTATAATTTCATTTATTTTAGTTAATTTATTGTTAAAAAGGTTTTTGTCACAGATTTTTGTCATGGATTTTTAGCAGGTTTTTGGATAGGGTTTTTGGCAGATTTTTGGCTACAAAAGATTTTTGGCGGTGCTGGATTTTTGGCACTCATTAGTGTATTAAATAGCTTATTTAGTCAGCTTTTACCGATATGCAAGGGCAAAGCATAGCTAAAATGCTATTAAAGGCACTTTTAAGGCTTAAATTTGGCTTATCTTATTTGGATAGTATAAAGATACCAACCGCAAAGAAAGTGGCTAAAAACGTCTTATTTTGCTAAATATTCTCTCCACCCTTGAGAGTGGTCTCTGTTTTGTTCCCACTCTATATCCGAAATAACGTCCTCTATCTCCTCGTTTGTTATCTTATTGCTATTGTCATGGCAACAAATAGTACAAAAGATTGCATCACCAACGTATAAAACAAGCTCGTTTTTATGCTCGTTTAAATAGTAGCTGTCAATTTTAAAGCTCATTGTGTTAGATTTTGGTTTGTACGGGTAAGCGGGGGAACTTACTCCGTTTCGGGGAATTTTACCCCATCATCAGCAAGCCCTACAAAACAGCCACAATATTTTTAATTTCGGTCATGGGTATTTTATGACAGCCTACCGATACAATGTCGTTATCTACTCCGTTAAATGTGTATTTATCAACGTGCTGACCGTTTGTTAATTGATTATTGATTAAACGCTGATAAGCTGTTAAAAATATATTTTTAGACATTTTTACGCCTCCACTTGTTTCAATATTGTCCGTTTCTTTGTTATATCTTAAAAGATAGTGGCCCAAATTTGCATAGATTGACGATATTTTAAACTGACGAAAGGCCTCAATTTTTTCCTTTGCGTCAATTAGTGCTTTTGCCTCCGCTTTCTTTTTGTTTTCCTCTTGTTTTATTTGCCATTGCTTAAACTCTTTTGACTCTTGATATTCATGCAACCAATTAACAATATCGGAATATCTTTTATTTATAGTTTGATATTCAAATACTAAACCATCTAAACTAAAAAACGCTTTATAATTATCAAAAACGCCAATAGATACTTTTGTTTGTTCTATAAACCCGTTTTTTAATTTTGTTGCCGTTATTGCTTTCTTTTTTGCCTCCTCGGCATATTCTAAATAATTGTTTAAGTTTTCCAAATGTGCATTTGACGCTAAATTAATATCCTCGAAAATTGTTTTTACTTTGAAAAAATGAACATTTGCGGGAATAGAACGCCAAACAAGGCTTTGATGTTTTGAGGTAGTATTGGAGTAGTGCTTATCATTAAATAGAACGCACTTTTGTCCGTTATGGTTTGTCATGTGTTGAGCAAGTTTGAAATGGTAGCCGTATGAATATATACTACCATATTCAAAAAACATATTGGAGCCCGTTCCATGTGTTTGAGTTTGATTAGCCCAAACGTGTGTAAGTTCGCTGTTGTTAAATTTTGTTTTCATTGTGTTTTGGTTTTGTGTGTTATAGGTTTATTTGTTTCTTATATTGTCAATCATTGAATAAAATTGGTCATATAAATCATTAAATATTTCTTGAGCCTCCTCTGTATATTCTAAACAGTCGCTATCCTCAAGTTCATAAATCTTGATTGAGTCACTCCAATCATTGTGCAATTTATCGCACGCAAGTTCGCTAGCCAATTCTACTATGTTAATATTGATATTCATTTTATAAATGTTTAAAGGTTATTTGTATTGAGTTAACTCTTGCCATATTGTTTTGGCTAATGTGTAAAGTAATATACCGCCAATAAATAAGGCGATAAATTCAAAAAGGCTAATTGTTTGCATCGTTGTCGATTAAAAGGTGAATTAATAGTTTGCCAATGTTTGCCATGAATAAGCTAAATAAAACCAATTCGGCAATCAATAAGATGTTTGAAAATGTTTGCATTGTGTTTTGTTTTGGTTAAATGATACAGCTAAGATAAGTACCAAATATTAAATAAACAAAAAAAAGATTAAATATTATTAAATTATTTTGCGGTCTATATTTAGACCAATGGTAAACTTTCTTTACTATCCTTATAAGGTCGGTATACATTTTATAATGTATATACTTTATATAATATATACAATATATAATATAATACTTATTGTATTATATATTATATAATGAATACTAAAATAAATAATGTATATTATATTATATTGGGACTACTTTACCAAAGTATGTTAGCCCTTAATTGTGTGTCGGTTGTTATGTTCCGTAAATGGTAGGGTAACAAATTGTATGTATAAATATAGTACCAATTACAGCCCAATTAGTACCTAATTTAACATAATGGTAATTATAAGACAATTCGACTACTGAATATCAATCGTTTATGTATGTTAATTTATACCACTATACCCCCTACCCCTTTCATTCGTGTAATCAATGTTACAACGCCAATGTGCCCTTCACATTTTTGATATAAAACATTGTTTTCACCAATTTTAACTTTTGTATTGTTGTTTTGGTATAATAGTTGTAGCTTTGACTTCTATGAAAGATACTTGTGCAAAAAGAAACTATAAGTGCAAATGTGGTTGTGTGATGGAAGATTATGTATGGGCCTCAGAAATACGAACTCATAAGGTGGCTTGTTTCAAGTGTGGCAATACGCTTAGTTTTGACCAAATCAAGGTAGATAAGGTAGTGAGTATTGTGTCTATCAGAACGCCAACCAAAAACAGATAATATGAACGCAGAGTTTAAGGACATAACGAAAGAAGCATTTATCATTGCTTATAGGGAGAATTTTGGGAATATTACCATTGCTTGTCAAGCGTGTGGGATTAGTAGGACTATGTATCAGAATTGGATGAAGAATGATACTGAGTTCAAGAAGGCTTTGGCTGAAATAGAGCCAGAGGAGATTATGCTTGACTGGGGTGAGCATAAGTTGATGGAGAGGATTACCAAGGGTGATACTTTGGCTACTATGTTCTTGCTAAAGACTAAGGGCAAGAGAAGAGGTTACATTGAAAAGACTGAGGTTGCTCATGAAGGAGATGTGGTGAAGCAGATTACGGTGAACGTAGTGAAGCCATCGGAATTACCTAACTTGCAGAAGCAACTCGATGGAGATGAGAATATAATAAACTTCGATACTCAGAAAGATAACAGCTTTACTGTTCCAGCCACATTGGCTTCCGAGATACCAGAAATTCCATTATATGACCATAGCACTGGCGACTTGTTGGATATGAACGACCAAAATGAGTTCGAGGAATAATATGTCTCCGACATTGATGTCGGGAACATCTATAAACTTTAAATGATTGATAAATGACCTTTTATTGATTGATAAAGTTTTCTATTGGTAAACTTTACATATTGTGTCACAAATATTTTACAAATTGTGACAAAGTCGGTAGTAATACTACTCTATTATCAAAAAATGTAAACTGTTCAAGTTTTGATAGTGTTCATATAATAGCCGTACACTTGTTATACTTTTATGTATTAAAGTAACATATATTCGTACGATAATGTGTCATAAAACGCACTTTTTGACTTATGTTTGTCCGATATAAGTCACATTAGGGCCTACCATCTATAAAACCAAAAAGTATTAACTTCGTTTTTACCAAGCCAATTTTTTAATTTTTCCCTATGAGCCCAGAAGAAAAACAAGCATTAATTGATTACATATACCATTTTGCTTGGGTATATGGAAGATATTATCATGTTGGAGATGCTGAAAAGATATTAGAACAAGTTGGGCAAATAGTTGAATTACCAGAAAAAGTAATTAATGAACTATGAACGTAACCACCAACATCGTTTTCGAAATACTGCAAAACAGCCAAAAAAAAATATCTGTTATGCAAGGCGGAACAAGGTCTGGCAAAACCTACAATGTATTGACCTGGTTTATCGTAAAATTGCTACAAGAAAAAGGGAAGACACTAACTATCTGCCGTTCATCGTTGCCATCCATAAAAGGCTCAGTAATGAGAGACTTTATAGAAATTCTGTCGAAATATGGCCTATACTCAGAAGAAAAGCACAACAAGTCAGAAAATCTTTACTTCTTAGGAGGCAACACCGTAGAGTTTGTCTCTACAGACCAGCCACAAAAAATAAGAGGCCGTAAAAGAAATTATCTGTTTATTAACGAGGCCAACGAGGTAAACTACGAATCTTGGATGCAGTTAGCCCTAAGAACCACAGAAAAGATTGTAATTGACTATAACCCTTCAGACTACTACTCTTGGATATACGACAAGGTAATAACCAGAGAAGATACTGACTTTACCATCACTACCTACAAAGACAATCCATTCCTTGAGAAATCATTGGTGGAGGAGATTGAGAGACTAAAGGATGCTGACCATGAATACTGGAGAGTTTATGGTTTAGGTGAAAGAGCAATATCAGAGGCAACTATTTATACCCATTGGAAACGCAGAAGAAACTTTCCCGAAGGAGGAGAAATATTTTATGGACTGGATTTTGGCTACAACAATCAAACCGCACTGGTGCGAATCAAACACTTCGACAATGAGATGTTTGTGGAGCAACTCATCTACGAAACTAAAATGTCTACATCACTACTCATCGATAGGCTAAAGGCTTTTGGCTTTGACAAGCGTACAGAGATATTCGCTGATGCTGCTGAACCCAAGACCATAGCTGAGATTAATAAGGCTGGATTTAGTCTTAAAAGTGCCGTTAAAGACGTTTTTGCTGGTATCAACAAGGTAAAGTCATTTCCACTGATAGTTAAAAGCGATTCGTTAGATTTGTTGGATGAGTTTAAAAACTATAAATGGAAAACCGACAACGATGGCAATACGTTGGATGAACCAGTTAAGTTTAGAGACCACTTGATGGATGCCATGAGGTATGCCATATACTCAAAATTTGCCAAACCGAAAAGAGGTTGGGTAGTGTAGGCTAAAAATTTGTTACTTTTGTAAAAATATCATATAGCGTGAAATTAACTGACATATTCGGAGCCATTAATCCTTTTCAACAAAAGGCACAAGCTCCTAATGGAATGATACAAGTTACCAGTCCATTTGCCGATTTTGGAGGATTACTTGCTGGTAGAACTTTATATCCAGAACTTAACCAAAGAAAATTTGTTCTTGACTACGAAAACAATAGTGAGGTGTACGCCATCATTAAGCGTATATCAAAAACTGTATCTACTGTTCCATTTTACGTTTACAAGGTAAAGGATAAGAAATCCCTTACAAGATATGAAGCACTCACTAAAAACTCAAACACTACTCAAGACTTAGCGAAAGCAGAGTTAATGAGAGTAAAGGCTGTAAGTGAGATTGCTGATTCCCCATTAAATATCTTATTAGAAAAACCAAACCCTTATCAATCTCTTTCTGAGTTTATTGAAAGCGTTATTGGTTATAAACTTATTTGCGGCAATTCATTTGTTTGGGCTAACCGATTAGAAAGCGGTAAAGTTCAAGAATTAGTCGTGCTCCCTCCGCAATACATGGCCATCATATCTGATGGTACTATCAATGGGGTTGAAGGTTATTCTTTTACACTTGTTGGATGGGATTTCTTAGATGCGAAAGACGTAATCCATCTAAAATACTTCAACCCTTACTTTGACACTAACGGTAATCAATTATACGGATTAAGCCCATTACAAGCTGCTTACAGAACTGTTCAGCGTTCCAATGATGCAAAGGACACTTCGGTTGGTATGTTGCAGAATCAAGGCCCGAAAGGTATCTTATATGCAGATGAGTCTAACAACTTTGGACAAGAAGAAGCTGGTAAGTTAAAAGAAGATTTCTACAATCAATACGGAACTAAGAGCCAAGGACAAATCGTTCAGAACGCTGGTAAGATTTTAATTGCTGGTGCTAAATTAGGATGGGTTAACATGGGCTTATCCCCTATCGACCTTCAGCTTTTAGAATCTGAGAAAGTTACCCTTAGAGAACTTTGTAATGTGTACGGTGTGAACTCTGCACTATTTAACGACCCAGATAACAAGACTTATAACAACATGAAAGAAGCTAAGAAGGAAATGCTTACGCAAGTAGTACTTCCAGAATTAGTGGCACTTCGTGATGCTTTCAATAGATTCTTTGCAACTGAAATTGGCAATGGCTACTATATCGATTTCGATATTACAGTGTTCCCAGAGTTACAAGAGGACATGAAGGAACTTTCTGGTATCTTATCTCAGTCTTGGTGGATTACTCCTAACGAGAAAAGAGCAGCAATGCGTTACGATACTTCTTTAGACCCAGCTATGGATGAAATCTTTATCCCAGCAGGTTACTTACCTATCGATGAGCTTACTATGTTGCAAGACCCAAGAGATGCTCAACAACAAGGAGATTACAATATCCCACCAGTTAAAAATTTAAAAAATGGAATTTAAGTCATTTGATGAAGCCTTTAAGGTTGTAGAAGATAATTTATCAGAGAAGCGAGTAAACAAGACTAACCCAAAAGGTATCAGTCATGCAAACAGCTTAATTTCAAGTGGTGACGTTACTAAGCCATCATCTTGGGAAAGACCATCTGTAGAAATGGAGAATGCTTACATCGAGGAGAATGGATGGGATGAGTTCTCTAAATGGTTCTTAGGTGTTGATACCGCTATGGACAAAGAAACTAAAGGACACTATGGCTACATATATACTTCTGATTTTAAAACAGTTGATAGGGAAGGATTACGAGCAATCAGACAAAGGTCGGCACAAAACGGACTAAAAGGTGTGTTTGCAGCAGCAGGAAAAATGATTGAAGCTATAGACGGAAAAGAATAATGGCTAAGATAGTTACTCCTTCTCAGCAGTTCGCTTTGCAGCAAAAGATTGCAAGGAAGTCAGTAAGAGAGTATCAGCCTAAAATATTGGCTGCTTTACAATCTGATTTTGACAAGGCTGCTCAGTTGGTTAAGGACTACGGAGTTCAGCAAACTATCAATAATCAGAATGCGTTATTTGACGGCAAAGAGATTAATAATATTTTACGAACTTTGTACGAGACGACTGGCGGATATACTGCCATGACGTATGAAAAGATATTTGATAAGTTTAAAAAAGCAGAATCAGTAGATTTAGACCCTCTGAACATCATGGATGAATGGTTAGCGTTTATGTTGTCTTATTGGACAACCTATAGCGGAACTAAGATGTACGGAATTGAAAATACTACCAAGAATGAGATTACAAGGATATTGAACGGCTCTATTAGATACGGACAAGAAAATAACTTGAGTCTTAACGAGGTTAATTCACTTGCGATTAAAAACCTACAAGAAGGTAAAATTAACAACGCAAGGAGTCTGCTGATTGCAAGAACGGAATCACATCAAGCATTAAGTGCTGGTATGATGGGTGCAGTTAAATTTGTTAACATACCTTTGCTGAAGCAATGGGTGGCAGCAGATTATCCTGCTAAGAATAATAGGTACAGAAGTTGGCATCGAACATTGGATAGACAAACCAATCCAGATGCAGGAGGAGTAAGAATACCGATTAATCAGCCGTTCCTTGTGAATACGCCAGAAAGAGGAGTAATTGAGATGCAATACGCACATGATGCAAACGGAGGTGCAATGAATAATTGTAACTGTAGATGTTGTACTGTGTTTATTGCTTAAACAAAAATATATGAGTAATTTTTATAACAAAAAAGGAGTTAGTGGAGTACCAGTCGATATGGCTGATGACTCAAGAACCATTACGGTTTACTATTCCGCATTCGGTAATGTAGATAGCGATGGCGATGTAATTATGCCAGGTGCTTTTACTAAGTCTATTAAAGAGAATGGCCCACAAGGCAAGAATAGAATCTGGCACTTGTTTAACCACTCTACAGACAAACCAGTATCTAAGCCAAAGGAATTGGCAGAAGATAATTTTGGTCTATTGTCAAGAATTAAGATGCCAAATACAACTTTAGGTAGAGATACTTATGAGTTGTATAAAGAAGGTCATATCACAGAGCATAGCATTGGATTCCAGACTGTAAAGTCTCAAGCTAAATCTGGATATAACGAGATTCAAGAAATTAAATTGTTTGAAGGTTCCTCAGTTTTATGGGGTGCCAATTCTAATACGCCAACCGTTATGGTTAAGTCTGAAATCAAGTCAACTCTAATTGATGAGATAGCTAAAACTATCAAGTCATTGAGAAATGGTTTCTATACTGACGAAACTTTTGGTTTGTTAGAGTTAAAGCTCAAGCAATTACAACAATATCTCGCTGAGATGGAAGAAGATGAATCAGTCGCTTCAGAAGAACAACCGCCAGTAGATGCTCCAACTGAGTTGCAACCAGTAGGTGAATCAGAAGATGAGGCATTGGAAGATGAAGATGACCCGATGGTTTCCATTGAATTAGAGGTAAACAAATATTTACAATCATTTAAAATTTTCAACTAATGGTAGAAGAAATTAAAAGTGCATTCGAAGGCATCAAAACAGAAGTATCTGGAGCAATCGAAAATGCAAAAGCTGAAAGTGCAGTAGCAGTAGAAGGCTTAAAAACTGAATTAGAAGAATTAAAATCTCAAATCTCTGTAGTTAAAGATGCTGCAGACAAATTAGAGGCAAAAAGCAATCGTAAGACAATGAACGAAAATCAATTTAAAGGTTTCAATGCCACTTTAGGTGAGCAAATTGAAAAGAATGCGGACAACATCGCAAAATTAGGTCGTGGTGAAATGAAGAACACTTCTTTCATTATGGACACTAAAGCAGTAGGTAACATGACAGAAGCAGTTAACTTGACTGGAGATATTCCACGTCAGTATGCTAACCAAGTTTATGGTTTACCTTCTCGTAAAATCCACGTTAGAAGTTTGTTACCAGTAGGTACAATCTCTCAAGGATTATTTACTTTCCCTCAAGAAACTGGTGGTGAAGGTGCTCCTGCTAACCAAACTCAAGGTAGTGCAAAAGCTCAAGTTGATTTCGATATTAGCATGGTTAATGCTCCTGCACAAGTTATCGCTGGTTACGTTAAAATCTCTCGTCAAATGTTAGATGACGTTCCTGCTATGACTTCTTTCTTACAATCTCGTTTGTTAGAGAAATACTTAGTAGCTGAAGATGCTCAGTTATTATTTGGTTCTGGTTCTGGTGTTAACTTGACTGGTTTGACTATCAACGCTGCTGCTCCAACTGGTGCTGCAACTGTAGATGTTGAGCAATTAGTACAAGCTATCGCACAAGTAGAAGCAAGTAACTACTCTGCAACTGGTATCTTGATTAACCCTACAGATTGGGCTAACATCGTGAACACTAAGAACACTAACTCTGCGTACTCTTTACCAGGTTCTACAGTGGTTACAACTGATGGTCAATTATCTATCGCTGGTATTCCTATCTTCAAGTCTACAGCAATGACTGCTGATAAGTTCTTAGTAGGAGACTGGTCAATGGGTGCTCAAATCATGCAACGTAACGGTATCTCTGTTCAATTCTTTGACCAAGATGGTAACAACGCTATCGAGAACATGATTACAGTTCGTGTTGAGGCAAGAATCGCATTCCCTATCTACTACGCTGGTGCGTTTGTATATGGTGATTTCGGTAACGTAGCTTAATCTTAGATTAACTCAAATATAAAGGGGTGGCCAAAAGCTGCCCCTTTTTTATGTCTACTATATTTTAGTTATTTTTGTAAAAATAATGGTATATGCAGATTATAAGGGATGTCACAACCACAGTAGAGCCAGTTTCAGAACCAATAACATTGTCTGAAGCTAAGAACTATCTAAAGGTTGACTTTGATGATGATAACGACTTAATTAGCTCTTTAATAGTGGCTGCAAGGGTTAGATTAGAAAAATATGCTGGTGTAGCTATGACAGCTCGTACTTTACAAGTTGTAGCTTATGTAGATGAGTTTATTGAACTACCTTATGCTCCACTTAACAATATCACTAAGGTAGAATATTGGGATAATAACGAATGGACAGAAATGTCAATCCCTCAGTACAATATCTTAGGCACTACTTACAAGAAGCTATACATGAACTCCTTTACTCACATGGAGTTTAGGTTTACCTACACTTGTGGTTATGCAACTACTCCTGCAATAATGAAAACAGCTTTGTATAAGATACTTGCTGATTTGTACGATTACAGAGAATCTTCTGTAGAAGATAGTAAGCCAAATGCTAATATAGCATCTGCATACGAACTAATGAAGCCTTATAAACGAGTAAGCATAATATTATAATGATAAGTAGACTTAAAAATAGGATTACTTTCCAATCTAAGGTTTCAGAATCTGATGGTGCTGGTGGTCAAGTCTTAACTGATGTTGACTATTATACTTGTTGGGCTGAGATATTTAGGGATAATCAAAACAAGACAAACATTGCTGGTAAGGATTCTATATCAGATAACATTGTTTTTAGGATAAGAGATGCCAATAGTATCTCTATTTCTAATGACCTTACTATCTTGTATGATAGCAATATCTACTTGATTAGCAGCGTAATAGATGAGTTTGACGGCCACAACTTTTTGAGAATCACTTGTTCTACCTTAAAGAGAGTTGGTACTTGGGATAGTATTACTGCTTTCTGGGAGAATATTAGTACAACCTGGGAAACTACTTAATGTCATTTACTATAAATAAAACAGCAAGTGTTACTAACCTATCAAAAAGGTTAAAAGAGGCACCATTTTTAGTTACTCAACAAGTTCAGAAGATAATCAATGAATCTGTATTAGAAATAGAAAGCAAAGCAAGGGCAAGAGCACCATTAGGGAAAGTAAATGGAGGTAAATTAAAGGCTTCTATATATAGCACTCCTTATACAATGAATGCAGGAGCAAAAGTGGGTTCAAAAGGATATATGGGTAGAAAGTCTAATTATTCTCCTTTTGTAGAGTTTGGTACTGGTAATGATTTTCAGATTCCAGTGTATAGAAACCTAAGCATGAACAAACTTGAGGGCTATGCACAGACGTTTAAACGGAGTAATGGAAATTTAGTAAATTTGCCCCATAGACCATTCTTATTCAACTCGGCTTCAGAAGAACTATATAAAATGGTTAATAAAATAAAAAAAATTAAAATATAATGGCTACTCTTCAAGGTAAAGCGGTAAAAAATACATATAGACAAGTACTACAGATTGGTGCTAATAATGTTGGAGTAAGTGGTACTTTACAGCCAGTTCAAGATGGTGCAGGGGTAAACACTGCTTTATCTCTTTCTACTTTAGCTGCAACTGTTAATGGTGATTTAACTATTACTGGCGACTTGATTATTACTGGTGGTGGCTTACAGATTAAAGACCTTATCGATGATACTGTAGCAGCATTGATTCAAAATGGTACTGGAATTACATGGACTTATAATGATGGTGCTGCAACCTTAACTGGTAACTTTACTGGAACTACAAGCGTTGTACCAGAAGGTAGCAATTTATACTATACTCAAGGTAGATTTGATTCAGCTTTCGCTGCTAAGAGCACAACAAACTTGGCAGAAGGAACGAATCTTTATTTTACAGAAGCAAGAGGTAATGCAAACTTTGCAACTAACCTTGCGGCAAGTGATACAAATGATTTAGCAGAAGGTTCTACTAATCTTTATTACACTAACGCAAGAGCAAGAACTGCCTTAAGCGTAACTGCTGGAACTGGTCTTTCTTACGATAACACAACTGGTGTTTTTAACTTAGCTGCTATTCCAAACGCAAGTTTAACTAATAGCTCAATAACAATCAATGGTCAAGCGGTATCATTAGGTGGTACAGTTACTTTGACTACTACAAACATTGCTGAAGGAACTAATTTATATTGGACTACTGCAAGAGGTAATGCTAATTTTGCAACTAATTTAGCTGCTTCTACTACAACTAACTTAGCAGAGGGCACCAACCTATATTACACTCAAGCGAGATTTGATACTGCTTTTAGCAATAAGAGTACAACTAATTTAGCTGAAGGAACTAACCTTTACTATACACAAACAAGGTTCAATAATGCTTTAGCTGCAAAAACTACAACAGATTTAGCAGAAGGCACAAACTTATACTATACTGATGCTCGTGCAAGACTTGCATTATCATCATCTGCAACTGGATTATCTTATGCTAACAATAGTGGTGTATTTAGCTTAACTGCTGGTTATGCGATTCCTACTACGGTTAAATTAGGTGAATACGATATAGCTTACAATCGTTCTATCGTATCTGCTGCAGTAACTGGTACATCAACAAAGACTTTAAGCCTAACTCAACAAGATGCTAACGTAATCACAGCAACTTGGACTGACCAAGGTATCACAACAATAAACGGAACTGCAAATCAAATTGCAGCTACAACTGTAGGTAATACTACAACACTTGCATTTACTAATGACGTTACAATGCCAAACAACTTAGTTGTAAGTGGTAACTTAACTATAAATGGTACTGCAACTTATGTAAACACAGAATCAATATCTTCTAAAGACCCATTGTTTGAGGTAGCTAATACTAACAACACAACAGATGCGGTTGACATTGGATATTATGGTAGATACTATGATTCTGTTCAAGAAAGAGTAGAGTTTACTGGATTATTCAGAGATGCTTCTGATGCTGGTAAGTTTAAAATATTTACTGGTTTAGTAGATGAGCCTACAAACGTAGTTAACACTACTGGAACTGGTTATACAGTTGCAACTTTAGTTGCTAACGTAGATGGTAACTTAAATGGTACAGCAAACGCTGCAAACATCTTATCTACTGCAAGAACAATAGCTGCAAGTGGAGATGCTACATGGTCAGTTAGCTTTAATGGCTCTGCAAACGTATCATCTGCCTTAACTTTAGCTAATACTGGAGTTACTGCAACAACTTACGGAACTTCTACTGCTGTGCCTACAATCGCTGTAGATAGCAAAGGCAGAATCACAAGTGCTTCTAATACAAACATTACTTTCCCAGTTACAACAGTTAACGGATTTGCTGGAACAGTAGTTTTAACAACATCAGATGTTGCTGAGGGAACGAATCAATACTTTACTACAGCAAGAGCACAAGCTGCTATAACTGGTGGTGCATCAAGCGTAGTAACTGCTAACTTAACTGCATCAAGAGCATTGGTTTCTGATGGTAGTGGTAAGATTGCAGCAAGTGCGACTACAACAACTACAGAGATAGGTTATTTAGCTGGTGTTACAAGTGCTATACAGACTCAGCTTAATGGTAAGTTAAATTTAACTGGTGGTACTTTGACTGGCGGATTAATAGGAACTACTGGTAGCTTCTCAAGTAGTGGTAGTGGAGATACTTTCACTATTGGCCATACAAGCGGAAGTGGCATAGCTCTAAACATTACTAAAAGTGGTAACGGAGAAGGATTATATATAAACAAAGCAAGTGGTAGTGGTAACGCTGCTACAATCATAGGTACTTTAAACGCAACTACTTTAGTTAAGAGTGGTGGTACAGCATCTCAGTTTTTAATGGCGGATGGTAGCGTTAATACTGCAGTTTTACCAAGTGGTGCTTATCTACCTTTAGCTGGTGGTACACTTACTGGTGCTTTAAGTGGTACAAGTGCTACATTTAGCGGTCAAGTTAAAACGGGAAGTTCTGGTATACAATTTAGTGCACAATCTGGAGGAAGTACTTATGATATAGGTTCAAATGCAGTAGTTGGTTCATCAATGTATATTTATAATAGCATTGGTCAATATTTATTTACAATGGCTCCTACTGGTACTGCTGCATTCTCAAGTACATTGATGGTTAATGGCTCTACTGTTTCAAATGAAGGATTAAGCGTACAATACAATCAAGCTAAAACATTTACGACTCAAACGGCAGTATCAAGATGGCATTCAAACGAAGCAACTGGCTCTCAATTTAAACTTAACTTATTTGCTATTGGTAATGCAACGGGTTCATCAAGAGTCTTTAAATTTCAAACATCTAATGAAGGTGTAGCAAATGATGGTATAATTGCTTTACAACCTGATGGTGGCAATGTTGGAATCGGAACGGTTATTCCAAGTGCTAATCTTCATGTTAGTAGTAGTGCAGATACTGGTATAGTTATAAATTCAAGTGCAGGTGCATATACTGGTTATTTAAATATTCATAGTGCAGGTGGTGGAGCATCTGTGATTAGAGGCATAGGCGGTACACCATTTTTATTTGAGGTAGGCGGAAGCGAACGAATCAGAATCACATCGGGGGGTAATTTATTAATAAATAATACAAGTACAGTAGGTAGTAAATTAATTGTAAAAGGTGATAGTACAAATAATACTGGATTTGCAGCTATTTTTTGGGATTCAAGTTCAAATGATTTATTTTATTTAAGAAATGATGGATTAGTAAACACTGGTTCAAGACCAGCTTCACCTTATAATAATACAAATGCAGTTGTTCCTAACTTAGTAGTTAGTTCAAGTGGAACACTAGAAAGGTCTGTTGCTTCAAGTAAAAGATTTAAAGAAAATATTTCAGATTGGAATGAAAATGGATTAGAAACAATTTTAGCTTTAAAGCCAAGAACATTTACATATAAAGCTGATTATTATAAAAATCCAGAATTAGAAATGTTGGGTCTTATAGCAGAAGAAGTAGCAGAAGTTTCTCCATTCTTAGCAGACTTCGAAAATCAAGATAGAACTGGTCAAGTAGAAAACGTAAGATATGCTAATATTGTAGTTCCTTTGATTAAAGCAGTTCAAGAACTTAAATCTGAAAAAGATGTACAATTAGCAGAATTAAGAGCACAAATAGAAGAATTAAAAGCATTGATTGCAGCTAAATAATTTTACCTAAATTTGTAAAAATAACCAAATATGACAATAACATTAAACGCAGAGCAAATTAAGCAATTAGATGGCTTTTTTCAAGAGTTACCGACAAAGTATGGCTTACCCCTTATTAAGTTCTTTGGTGAGCTAAATGAGGCTCAAAATGGCCAACAAACGGATTCTAAAGAAGTAGAGGTAGAAGGATAATGAAAGACTGCGGATATGCTATACGAAAGGCTTATTTCGACAAGATAAATGCTAACGCCTACGAGTTATCGGTATATGATACCATAGCTCCAGATGGTGCCGAGCCTCCATTCTTGTTGATAAGTTCTCAGACATCAGTAGAGAATAGCGACAAAACAAGCTATAACTTTGATGTAAGCATACAGTTTGACATTGTATATAGGACATTTAAGTCTGGAGAGGTAGGTCAAAAGTCAGTAGATGAATGGGCTAATGGCTTATTGGAAATCATAGGAGTAGCTCCTGCAGATTACCCAAATGCTTCTCCAGATTTCAAAATAGTTACAAGGAATATGGTATCAAACCAGGCTACTTTTGACTATGTAGAAGAAACATATATTTTTAGAAGAGTTATAGTGGTAGACCACTTTGTAACTCAAACAACATAGTATGTACTTATATAAGATACTGAACAAGAATACTGGGAAGGCTTATATCGGACAAACAATAAATAAGCCAGAGGTAAGGTTTGGTTACCATACTCAAAGGCTAAAGAAAGGTACTCACGACAACCAGTACCTTCAGCGTTCTTTTAATAAACATGGCATAGATTCCTTTATGTTCTATACCATCTTAAAAACTGATGACTTAGAAAGTCTTAATCTTTACGAAGAGCAGTTCATTAAGATTCTAAGAGCAACAGATAGGAACTTCGGATATAACATTAGAGCAGGTGGTGCTAATAGTAAATTATCAGAAGAGCATAAAAGAAAGATAGGATTAGCAAGTATAGGCAGAAGACAGACAGAAGCAAATAAAAAAGCATTATCTGAAAGAAGCAAAGGGAATACATGGGGAAGATTGACAAAAGGCAAGATTGTAAATGATGACTCTAAAAAGAAGATGTCAGAATCTGCAAAACTAAGAGGGAATGACAACCTTAAAAAGCCATGTATCGTTTATACGGATAATGGTACATTTGTTGGAGAATTTGAGAGTAGATTAGAGGCAAGTGTGAAGATGGGAATAAGTTATGGTCACTTTAAAAGACTAAGAAGAACAAATAAGATTATAATTAAATAATAAATAGGATTTTAAACATATAAAAAAAACATAATATGGCAACCACAGGAATTTTTAATGGCACTTTACTTGTAGTAAAGATAGGTGGAGTAGCTGTAGCTCACTCTACATCTTGCTCTTTATCAGTATCAACAGACTTACCAGATTCTACTACAAAAGATAGTGGAGGATGGGCTCAACAAATTCAAGGACTTCGTTCTTGGTCAGTATCAACAGACGGATTAGCGGTAATCGAATCTGCTGCAGCTGGTGTAAACGTAGAAGATTTATTTTCTTCTGTAAGTTCAAGAACTGATGTAACTTTGACTTTCTCTACTTTCGTAAGTGGTGACAAGATTTGGACTGGAACTGCAGCGG